TACTGTTTAATACAAGAAGAAGCGGATTTAATGTAAAGAAATATAAGAGAAATTACATTAACACAGCTACAAATAATACTAGATATAATGATCAATCAATGGCTAGTTACCATGCAGATCGTTGGGTAACAGAATCGGCTAACCAAGCTGATGGATCAGGATCATTTGGTAGAAAAGCTCAGCGTAAAGTTATTGTTCAGGCATTACAAGCTCTTGTAAACAGCAATGACGATATTAGAGATGATGAATCAAGAATCTTTAATATGATGGCATGTCCAGCATATCCAGAATTAATTGGTGAAATGAAATCACTTAATTATGACAGAGGATTAACTGCATTTGTTGTAGGTGACTCACCGTTTAGATTAAAATCTAATGCAACAGATATTAACAACTGGGCAACAAATACAAACAAAGCATTGGAAGACAATGATAATGGATTGGTAACAACAGATCCATACTTGGCAGTATTTTATCCAAGTGGATTTACAAGTGATAATTTTGGTAAAAACGTTGTAGTACCACCAAGTCATATGATGCTAAGAACTATAGCACTTAGTGATCAAGTATCTTTTCCATGGTTTGCACCAGCAGGTACAAGACGTGGCGGAATTACAAATGCAAGTTCCACAGGCTTTATCACAGCAGAAGGTGAATTTACATCAGTTGCTTTGAATGAAGGGCTAAGAGATACTTTGTATGCAAACAATGTTAACCCAATTACGTTTATTACAGGTGCTGGTTTAGTTAACTTTGGTCAAAAGACTAGACAACTTACAGCAAGTTCATTAGATAGAATTAATGTTGCTAGACTTGTAATTTATCTACGTAGCCAACTTAACACTCTTGCTAAACCGTATTTGTTTGAACCAAACGATAAAATTACTAGAGACGAAATCAAACAAGCGGCTGAAAGTTTATTACTTGAACTTGTAGGCCAAAGAGCACTATACGATTTCTTAGTAGTGTGTGACGAGTCAAACAATACTCCAGCAAGAATTGATAGAAATGAGCTTTACTTAGATATTGCTGTAGAACCTGTCAAGGCAGTTGAATTTATATACATTCCGCTAAGACTTAAAAATACCGGAGAAATAGCAGGACTGTAAATATGATAAATAATATTAGATTAGGAGCAAAATAATGGCGATATCAACACTATCAAAAATGACTGTGCCTTTGGCAAGCGGAGATTCTGCTAGTAACCAAGGCTTGTTAATGCCTAAATTACAATACAGGTTTAGGCTTTCTTTAGAAAATTTTGGTGTATCTACACCAACAACAGAACTAACAAAACAAGTTGTTGATGTTACTCGACCAAACGTAAGTTTCGATCAAATGACTATTGACATTTATAATTCAAGAGTTTACCTTGCAGGTAAGCATACTTGGGAGCCTATCACGATTAATTTACGTGAAGATGTTAATAACAATGTTCAGAAACTTGTAGGCGAGCAACTACAGAAACAATTTGATTTCTACGAACAATCAAGTGCGGCATCAGGTTTAGATTACAAATTCGCAACTAGAATTGAAATACTAGACGGTGGTAATGGTGCAAACACACCAACAGTACTTGAAACATTTGAATTATACGGCTGTTACCTAGAAAGTGCAAATTATAATACATTGGCATATTCTGCAGGTACTGAGCCAGTTACAGTAACACTTGCTGTAAGATACGACAATGCTGTTCAAACACCACAAGGTACTGGTATTGGTACTGCAATTGGCAGAACAGTGAATACACTAGTTACAGGCGCTGGAGCCTAATAACAATAAATCCTAATCTAATTAAAGGGGTGTTTAGGCACCCCTTTCTCTTTATATACGCACTTAAATTCAAAAGATAAATATTACTAGTAAGGAGAACTTATAGTATGTCAAAATTTGGTGGTTTTTTAAATAACTTAGCCTCTGGTGCTTTGAATCCAAAAGGTAATTTAGCGGACTTTAGACATGCTTCAAGAACATTTGTTGATGATTCTTTTAGACTTGCTCCTAAAGCCAAATTTCTTTTTCACGTTGCATTTACGTTTGGCAACATGGCTCTAAAAAGTTTTCCAACATTTGAAAATAGGCATAAGTTAGAAGCAGGTCTTTTGGTAAAGTCAGCAGACTTACCTAAATTTTCTGCAATGGTTGATACAAGGAAAAAGTATAACCGTGTAAAAAATGTGCAAACAAGTATTTCATATGAACCTGTAACAATAACGTTTCATGATGATAATTTAGGAATAACCACAGCAATGTTAGAAGCATACTATAGATATCATTTTGTAGACGGTGCATATGGACAATATCCAGTAGCTTATAACAGAAGTTTCACTGGCACAGCAGTTGACGGATCTTCTTTTAATTCTGCAAGTCCAGGAGACAATACATATGCTGGTTCTGAACTTAACAAATACCGTTACGGTTTAGACAACGATGCAACAGATCCTTTTTTTACTAATATACAGATAAGCCAATTATCTAGACATACGTACACAACTTATACATTGGTCAATCCAATTATAGAAAACTGGGCACACGATTCAGTTGATATGTCAGATGGTTCAGGCACAATGCAAAATCAAATGACTATCAAATACGAAGCTGTATGGTATGATAGAGGACCTGTAACAGCAGGTGCAAATGGTGATCCAAAAGGATTTGGTGACACAGCACACTATGATAAAACACCAAGTCCAATTACATTAGCTGGTGGCGGCAATGTAGGCTTGGGAGGTATACTAGGTGCTGGCGTAGATTTATTCGATTATGCTAGAACCGGTAAAGGTTTTAGCAGTCCTTTATCTGCAATATTAGCCGGAGCAAATTTAATAGGTAATGTACAAGGACTTAGTTCAGAAGGTATAAGGTCTGGAGGATTTAGTGTTTTGAAAGATACAATCGGCGGCATAAGTGGATCAGATGTAAGCGGAGTTGCAAACACTATTTTTCCAAAATAGTAGGATAATATAATGGCAGAAGATACAGCATTACCACCCAAAGAACAAAAATCAGAACAAAGAGTTGTAGAATTTTTCAATAACTATTTTAACAAAACATTGGAATTTTCTGCAAATGATTTTGATGCAGTAGTAGGGTTTTTTACAAAAAGAGATTTTGACAAAACATCAGCTGTGTCCGTAAGCCAAGCATTACTTACACAAGCAAAGCTGGATCAAGTAAATGTATTTGAATTATTAGATACACTAAAAGGTTTGAACGAAGTACAAATCAGTAAAGTTGTTACACAAGTTTTAAACTTTCAAAGAAATAAATCGTCAACTTTAGGATTTAAAATACAACCTACTTTTGAATACGGTGAACGTAGAAACGTAGTGGTGTAACATGGCTAGATTTGCACAAGGCAAATATACCCTTAAGAACCCCGAAAAATATACAGGTAGAAAAACACCAACCTATAGAAGCAGTTGGGAATTTGCTTTTATGCGTTTTTGTGACGAGCATCCAAATGTAAGTCAATGGGCCAGTGAAGCATTTAAGATTCCTTATAGAAATCCGTTGACAGGAAAACATACAGTTTATGTGCCAGATTTTTTTATTGCATATACAGATAGAAACGGAAAACCAAAAGCAGAGTGTATAGAAGTGAAGCCGGCAAATCAAGCATTGAAAGAAAAACTAGGAAGAAGCAACCACAACAAAGCAAGTTATATATTGAATCAAGCAAAATGGGAAGCGGCTAGACATTGGTGTAGACAAAATAGAATTACATTTAGGGTGGTTACAGAGAACGATATTTTTCATCAAGGAGGTAACAGATAATGATATTAGATTTCAAAGGAGAAATTTTATCGAAGCTGGCGAGAGATCCAAACATAGAAACTACAGCTCATGGGTATCCTGACAAATATGATGTAGGAGCAAAATTTTTAAGAAAATGGGATCATTACCTTAAAGAAAAACAATTTGTGGTTGATAGATGTAACCTGGACGGAATAGAAACAGCAATAGATGTAGGCACAGGTATCGGATTGTTGCCTTGGCTTTTAATGAAACAAGGTATAAAAGTAGAAGCAACCGATATTGGTGACGAATTTGAAGGCGAAATTTACCCTATGTGTTGGGAATTAATAGATTTAAAAGTACACCCTATGTATATATACAATAGAAAGCCTATGAAATTTCCAGGCAAATATGATCTGTTTATAGCAACTAGAACAACTTTTGATTCACTTGCTACAGCAGGTCCTGCCAAAAAACATCTACAACCTGGAACTAGATTTGACTGGCAATTCTTTTTTAACGATGTGTTCAAATATGTAAAACGTGTATTCATAAAAACAAACAACGCAGGATCTGGTAAGGGCTATCCAAAGTGGATGCGTAAGTATTTGTGGAATCCTAAATTTGAAGGTTATGGTAAGCCTTATAGAGCTTGGTATATAAAAATTGACAGAGAAGAATGGGCCAACGATCCTCTTTCTACACTAAATAATAGTAGCATTTAATGGAACTATTATGACCAAAAAATTAGAAGATCTTTTAAATTTACCCGACTCTAAAGAAATAATAGACAAGAGTAAAGAAGAAAAAAAAGAATCTGCTATAGTTGAACAAGAAGAAACTATTCGCAGTATACAGGAACTTGATAAGATACAGTCTGCTCTTCCTCAAGTAAAAGGTTTGGGAGATCTAGGAGATTCAGAGCTTGATGAAGTAGCAACTAAATCGATGGATGCATATGAAGATCTAATGGATTTAGGAATGAACGTAGAATCAAGATACAGTGGTAGAATATTTGAAGTTGCAGGACAGATGTTGAAAACAAACCTTGACGCAAAGAATGCCAAACTAGAAAAAAAGTTAAAAATGGTTGAGCTACAACTTAAGAAAGAAAAGCTAGATAAAGAAGCAAACCCGAACGGAGATATAGTACAGGGTGAAGGTTATATAGTTGCAGATAGGAACAGCTTATTGGAAAAACTTAAAAAAATGGATAAATAGATAATATAGGACCAGTAACATGAAACAATTTGCAGAATATTTAACAGAGTCTAAAAAGACTTATAATTTTAAAATACGCATTGCAGGTGAATTGCCTGAAGATTGCGAAAACAAAATGGAGACTGCTCTAAACAAGTATGAAGTTGTAAAGTTTTCGAAAGGTAAAACTACACCAATTTCAGAAAAGCCTTTAGACTTTCCCCAACTCCAAAACGAACAAGTTACACATTTTGAAGCTGAAGTAAGCTATCCAGTAACAGGACATTCTTTAGAAAAATATTTGTGTGATTCTATTCCTTGCTCACACGGAAGGATGATAGTAAGAGGAGAATTTGATCCAGTTGAAGAATATCAACCTGACGATCCAGATAACAAACCATACGAAGCAAAACTAAACACACTCGAATTAGAACAAGCTGATCCTAAAGCACAAGATACTGTTGGTGGTAACAGGATTATGGACCTATTGAAAGAATTAGAAACTGCAAGAAAAGACAGAGAAATTGATCCTACCGAAGGTGTAAAGCCAGGCGAATCTAAAGATATCGGTGACGCAGAAAACACCAAAAGTCCTATCGGGAGCAAATAATGAGAAATTTTATTACCATTGTTGATGAAGGCCGTCAACTGATTAACGAAGCTACTTATGACAAAGAGCTAGATAAGATTGTTGCAAAAGTGTTGAGAGGGTCTGCAGGACACAGCAAAGGTAAAATGATTGATAGAGATGCTGTATTAAACAAAGGTTTCGATATGGCTCTTGCATTAGATGATGACAAAAGCGATAACATCTTCTCCAAAATTAAAAACTTTGTCGTAACTGACGACTTTTTAGAAAGACAATACTTTGGAAAGATTGCAAAGCGATTAGGCCTCAAAGGCATGTTCATGAACAACGGTAGATATATTACTACTGACGTTGATGAATTTGACAGGTATGAACTAGGTAGAGGCGACAACGACGATGCTATCAAGCAGAATAACAAAGGATTGCTTCCGGGTGCTGTAGCTAAAAAATTTAAGATAGACCTAAAATTTAAAGGTGCGGCAGATGATAAAATGGATAAAGACTCCAAGCCAGATAAAGAATTTAGAATACAGTCAAACGGAAAAAGAGGCAACTTCAACATTGACAGAACGGCTCCATACATAGATCAAGTTAAAGATGGAAAAAAGATCCGTACATATGGTAGTGTAGATCAACTTAAGAAAATGTTTGGAGACGATGCAGAGATACGTAATGCACCTAGCGGACCTATGAAATCTGATAGCGATGCAAGTAAAAAAGTTGGTAGTCCAAACGCACCTCTCCAAGGTTATGATAAAGCAGGACCACTTTCAGATATTACTATCACAGATGACAACATCATGAAGTATATCGATAGATACGAAGAACTTATAAAGAAAGCACAAAAAGACGAAGTAATGATGGCTAACATAAACTTTAAGTCTGTGTTTGGTGACCTATACAAACAGCTTAACGAAGAAAAGCTATCCGATGCAGAAGAATTAGAATTAGAAGAAATTGTTAAGGCAATGAAAATAGCTATAAAAAGCAAAACAATTAATGATGCAAATATAGGCTTTGCACAGGACCTTATAGATAAATGGAAGTATGATAAAGAAATAGCAATCGCGGCAGAAAAAGAAAAAGCAAAGAAAAGTTTTGATGCGTCGGCTGATGCGGCTAAGAAAAAAGCAAAAGATGATGCTGTTGCTTCAAAAACGGATGCAGGAAAAGATAAAGATGCAGAAGGTGGCTTTCCAGGAGATCCAGCTATATACGGGTTGGACGATGACGGATCAGTACCTGGATCTAAAAAAACATCAAGTGGTGCATTAGAGAAGTTTTCAAAAAGCGGCAAGGGCGGACTTGCAAACGATGCTGATGAAGTAGACGCTATTAAAGAATTACAGCAACGCCTAAAAGAAATGGGCATTGAAATGACCATTGATGGCAAGTACGGAAAAGGTACTGTAGATGCAGTAAAGCGTGTACAGGAAATGCTAGGTGCAAAACAGGACGGTGACGCAGGGCCAAACACAATAGGCGCCATTATAAAAATGGGCAACATACCAGGTGTAATTACTTTTTACGATGACCTAAAGAGAATGGTTGAATTATCCAAAAAAGTAAAAACAGAATCAAATAGTTTCCGTTACATGATGACAATGCTAGAAGGTGGTAATTTATTAGAAGCACTTTCTGCCGCTGAGCAAAAAGAATATGATGACCTAATGGCAAAGCACAAGGCAAAATTTGATAGTCCAGAATATCAAATGTCGTTGCCAAAATCTATAAAAGATTTAATGGGTCAAATCATTAGACAAGATCCTAAGGGGGTAGCATCTGATTCAGGTGCAGGACAAGGTGCAGACCAATCAAATGTAGCTGGCATGGGCTCAAAAATCATTGATGAACGTTTCCTAGAAATGCCATTGGAGTTACAAACCAGTTTAGGACTAGGTAGAAAAAATAAAGACAAAGACGGAAACTTCATTGGAATGTATATAGATTTACAATTATCACCAAATGGTAGAACTATTTACATTAGACGAAGAAGAGGCAAAACCAGCAAATTTAAAACTAGGATGGTATATAATGTAACTTCATCAGAAGGTAAAGAAATTACCGATTACCTAGACAGTAATAATATTAAATACGGTCCAGCTCCAGAA